GAATCCATTTGACTTGTCTACTGCCTTGGGTGCTCAACAGGCTACAGCTGGTAGAACTGTGTCGTCTATCTTGAATGATGCTTCTAGACAGGCCGGAACAGCAATGACTAATGCAACAAACGCACAGTTGACAAACAATACAGCCATGGCTACTAATTTAGTAGACCCTGTTGCTAAGCTTTTAGCTTCATGGGCGGGTGGCAGTACTTCTAATCCTGTATACGATTACTAAGAGAACAACAACACTATGGCTACTACAAATAACTTACAAGCTCTTTTTGGGGGTTCTATGCTTCCAGAGGACATGCAGCAGCAATTGATTAGACAACGTGCCTCGGAGTTTGCTCAACTAGCCCCATCACAGCAGTTAGCCCAAGCTCAATACACTATGTCTGCTAACGCAGGTCAAGGTCTAGCCCAAGCTATGGGTGTAGATATACAAGATCCTGCTATAAAGCGTATGTCTGAACTCCGTAAGCTCAGTGAAGGTATTCCTAATACCTCTGAAGGAATGATGCAATACTCTGAAAGATTACGAACTACTGGTCGTTTTCCAACTGAAGCTGCTCAGGCTATGGATAAGGCTCGTGAAATTGCAGCTACTGAGGCGGGAACTGGTCTGAAGACCGCTCAAGCTGAAAAGGCTCGTAACTTCCAAATGGCTAACACTTCTTCTGAACGTAATCGTAAGATGATTAGCGAGTTAGAAGTTAAGCTAGCTGAAGACCCTAACTATAAGCTGTCTCCAAGAGAAGAGGCAGAGCTTCGCTGGCAGATTGGTCAGGAAACTAAACCTCGTACCACGTTTGATTCTGAATCAGGTAAAGCTATCACAGTTGAGCCTATCAACTTAGATCAGGCTGCTCCAAACATTAATAGATACCTAGGTAGCAAAGGCGCTTCAGGTGCAGCCCCGTCAAAGGTTAACGTATCCCAAGTAACAGAGCCTAAACTTGATGCAAGTGTTCAGAAAGAGATTGCAACAGCTGATCAAGACATTGTAGGAGCACAGACTACACAGTCTAAACTTAAGACTCTAGCGCCATCTATTGACAACCTTAACTTGGGTTTGATTGCTAATTATGAGCGCTCTGGTATGGGTTTCTTAGGCTTAAACACCCCTGATGCGCTTCAGTTTAAAGAGTTACAACGTGCTGTACGCGCTCAATCTAACACTATGTTGAACCTTGCTAAAGGTGTACAGACAAGAGAGGACGCTGAGCGTATTGACAAGCTGTTTGCTGATGAAGATACTTGGAAGAATAAAGATAAGCTGAAAGCGGCTTTTGCTGAGATGATTAAAACAACAGCTGACACTGAAGCAGCTCTTCGTGTTAAACGTGAGTCTTTGACTTCTAAAGGCCGCGCACCGGCTCCTGCTGCGTCCCCTGACGTTGCTCCTAATAAGAGTTCTATGTCCGGTAAGAACCCTGAGCTTCAACCTCCTGCGGATACAATTCCTCCTAAACAAGGAAAAGAGATTCCTCAGGACATTCTGGACAAAGCAAACGATGCTATTAAACGAGGAGCTAAGAAAGAGGATGTTGTAAAACGTCTACGGGATCAGGGATACTCTGTTTTATAAATAAGGAAAGTACATGTCAGATATCTCTTTTGATGATTTAATCCCTAAGTCTGCATCTTTTGATGATTTGGTTCCACGGACAACAGGTCAAAACATAGCTCGACAAGTAGGCTTAACTGCTCGTGGGGCCTATGAAGGTCTTGTCTCCCCTGCTACGGCAGTCTTAGAAGCAGGTCGTGGCTTGTATAACATCGGGGCTAACATAGTTGGTTCTGAAAGCCGTATCCCTTCGTTCTCACAAGCTCAATCTCAGAACCTAAATCAAGCAGGTTTACCACAAGCTGAAACAGGGCTTGAACGTGCTGTACAAGCTGGTGTGCAAGGAATGGCAAGCGTTGGAGGCACTGCTGCTCTGGCCCCTGCTATTGCTAAAGCGCTTCCCGCAGTTCCGTTGGCGCTTGGTGAAGCCTCTGCAACAGCTCCCTTAACAGCTAATATGGCTCGTCAGGTTCCTGCGGCTGGCACTGGTGCTATGGCTGGTCAAGTTACGTTTGAGGGCATGAAGAGCCTTGGAGCTAGTGACTTATCTGCAACTATTGCTTCCTTGGGTATTGGCGGCTTAGCTGCTGGCGCAGGTGGTCGTGCTGGAGGTGCTATCTTAGAAGGTAAAGGCCCACAGCTGTACACAATGGATCAAGTAAAACAACGTGCTCAGCGTTCTTATCAATCTGTAGATGATGCAGGTATTACTGTTAAACCTCAAAGTGCGTTGGGTTTAGTAGCAAATATTCGTAAATCACTCGATGATGCAAATATGATTCCCGGTTCTACAGAAGCACTTGCCGTTGAAAAGACATTAGCGCAGATGGAGAACATTATTGGAACACAGAGAGTTCCTTTTGCTACTGTTGATCGCTTGCGTCAAATGGCTAATCAATTAAAAGTTAGTACTGATCCTAAAGAAGCTCGTTTAGGTTCTATTGCTGTGGACACTGTAGATAACTACATTACAAAGCTAAACGGTCGTGATCTTATTGCTGGTAAAGCTGGAATTGATGACGCAGTCAAGAAAGTGATTAATGCCCGTAAGGATTGGCGTAATGCTAGTCGCGCTGAAGTATTAAATGACGCACTAGATGTTGCTTCTATTAAGAAGGAACTTGGGAATCAAGGGTCAGAAGCTGAGTGGATTCGACAAGGTATTTCTAGGGTAGTTACCAATAAAGACAAGATGCGTTTGTTCACTCAAGAAGAACAGAATGTATTAAAGTCGGTAGCTTCTGGAGGCCCGTTAGATCCATTATTGACAGGGGCTGCTTCTTTTAGTCCTTTCCGCTCAAAAATGATGCTTGCTGGTGAAGCCTTTGGAGCAGGTCAAAACCTACCCTTAGCAACCACTATTGCAGGAACTGGTATTGCGGCAGATACCTTACAAAGTCTGATGAAGCGCCAAGCTGGTCAACGTGCTGTTCAACAGATTGCCTCAGGTCAGACAGCCCCTACGCCTCCTAATATGGCTTATCGTGGTCTTTTAACAGGTGGTATGGTTCCCCCTGAGCGTTAAGAATGCCTCTACTAATCCTTGCTGGTGCTCTCAAGGCTGTTGAGGCTATCCAGCAGGGATGTGAGCTATACAAAGAGTACAAAGGTGTAGTACTAAAGGCTAAAGCTACCTTTGATGAGGCTAAGGAGCACGTTGAAGAGGTAGTGGGCCTATGGCAGTTCATTAAGAACAAGTTATTCCCGTCTGAAATTAAGCCCCCTGATCTAGTTACCCCGCAAGTCACCCCTCAACAGAAGGTTGCACCTAAGAAGCCCCCGATCCAGCACAGCGAACAAGGGATCAAGGCTGACATAATTAAGAACTTGAAGATATTCTTCAAAGCAATGATAGCTATTGATAAGAAGATAGCTGAACAGCAGTTAAGGATAGACACCCAGTTTATCGAACCTGATGAGCTTCTAGAGGTATCTCTAGATTTAGTAGTAGCTAAGAAGGAGATGGAGAAGGCCCAGAAACAGCTTAGAGAGACTATGGTCTACCAAAGCCCTGCTGAGTTAGGCTCACTCTATACCGATGTCATTGAGATGTTTGGGATAGTTAAAGAGAAACAAGAAGTAACACACTTATTAACAGTTAAAAGCAGGAAAGAGGAATGGCAACGCAAAACAAATCTCCTTTCCAAAGTAAGACAACGAATAGCTTGGGTCGTGGTAGTAGCTCTAATAGTAATGGAAATATGGGCAATAATCCTAGCAATAGTTCTAGCGAGACAACCTACATAAGCTTTCTAGTACTGCTTACCCTCCTCTTTTGTATTATCTTACCCTTCGAATTGTATCTCTATATCATTGTCAAAGACCACATACAAACCTGCTCTAAATAAGGAACTAATAGAATGAATGAATTACTGAGTCTACTAAAAGGTATTGCCCCTACAGTTGCTACTATGGTCGCTGGCCCTCTAGGTGGGGCTGCTGTGTCCGCATTGGCTTCTAAGTTCGGTGTCTCAGATAGCGTTGAAGCTGTCGCTAAAGCCATCGCTGGTGACCCTCAAGCAGCTCAGAAGCTTGCTGAGATGGAACTAGAGTACTACAAGACAGAGCAGAACAACCTGACATCTCGTCTGCAAGCTGACATGGGTTCTGACTCTTGGTTGTCTAAGAACATCCGTCCAGCTACGTTGATATTCCTATTGGTTGCCTACAGCGGCTTCGCTATTGCTTCCATCTTCGGTCATGAGACACGAGGTAGCTACGTGGAGCTTCTAGGTCAGTGGGGTATGTTGGTCATGTCCTTCTACTTCGGTGGTCGGACTATGGAAAAGATTGCAGATAAGGTGAAGAAATGAACTTAAGCGAACACTTTACTCTCGAAGAGGCGACCTACAGCGAGACTGCTGTACGCTTAGATATAGACAATATGCCCTCTACTGTACAACTAGAGAATATGAAGGTAGCAGCTCAGAAGCTAGAGCAACTGAGAGCCCTTACAGGCCCCCTGCGTATCAACTCATGGTTACGTCTACCAGCTGTTAACGTGGCTGTTGGAGGCTCTAAGGTAAGCTCTCACATGGATGGTTGGGCTATTGATGTCTCTAGCTCTAAGATGACCCCTTACCAACTGTGTCAGGAAGTTAAGAAAGCTGGTATCAAGTTTGATCAGATGATCCATGAGTTCGGTAGGTGGATGCACATCTCCTTTGCTCCTGAGATGAGACAACAAGAGCTTACTATCTTCAAACCTGAAGGTAAGTACAAAGCTGGTATCCTTACTGAGGCAGAGTACAAAGCATAACGTATCATATTTGATACACTAAGCCCTCTAGTGACCTATTAAGGCACATTAGAGGGCTTTTGTACGTCTAGGCTGGTTTCTTTTTCAGAGGCTCACCGCCATCGTCATCATCGCCTTCCTCGGGCATTAGTAGCGCGATAACGAAGAAGCCCAGAGAGATAAGGATAGCGTGACAAAACTGGTACTGATCCTCCCCGCTCTCTATAACAGCTGAGTCAGTGTGTTGTATTCCTACAACTAGGCCATTGGCCCATGCAAAATCAAGAATCATATTATTTCCTTTTATAAGTTAAATTTCACAAGCGCCAGCTGTACAGGCTAAGGTCTGAACACCTTCTACGTTATCAGTCTTTTCTCTCATTTGTTCCCAATCGATCGAATCAGGCATCTCCACAAGAAGAGCATTATACGTTGCCTCATCAATAGACTCATAGGGAGCCTGACGATAAGTGCCACCATCCATGGGAAGGTACGATACACCAGTGATCTCATCGAAGTTCTCCCATGTCCAAGCGCCCACTTTAGGCCACTCATTCTCATTTACTGAAATAGTCACTGAAGGCTTATGCTCACACCAGTGACGCTGAAATACCAACCACAAGTCCAAGTGCTCAATAGCTGATAAGTCCTCACGCAGTCTAGCGCCCTCCGGTGTCTTCATTGGGAAGCTAAAGATAGTTGTTGACTCAGGCTTCATGACACAAGGCTCCCAAGGGAATCCAGACTCCTTCAGGAAAGCAGTGATTGGATCTTTGGCATCAGAGCGTACACGACGAATGAAATAAGCACTGTGTTGAGGATGAATGCCGCTAGCAGTACCAGTGAGCTGACTAACAGTTCCCTCAGGCTTGACACACGTGATCGCAGCAGAAGCATTGATGCCCAGTTCAGCAGCGAGATGCTTATTAGTATCCACAGCGACATTCTTCAGCTCCTCTAAACGTGCAGGTAAGTCCTTATCGTAGGCGTCATTGAGCAAGGTATTGTCTAGGATACCTGTCATGGAGACACCCAACAAGCGCTCTTCCTCAGTGTTAGTCTGCCACACCTTACGGAGGTACGGGAAGTTAGTTAGGGTCGATTGGAAGGTTCCCAAGATTGTCGCAATAGTGACTTTTTCTTTGAGAGACTCCAGTGTATCCCCCGCACGAACAATAACTGAGCTGAGGTTGCAAAACTGGTAAGGCCTGAGAATGATCTCAGAACAAGGGTTAGTACCCCACTCTTTATTGAGTACACGACGACCATTCTTAGACGCTTGAATCTCCGAAGCATATCGGTTAAATATGCCACGCTCACCTGAGTGACTCTCATAAATGTTGCTCCATTCACGCATAAACTGGCCTACATCAGGCTTGACATCGTACACTGCTGAGTTGTTAGCCAAGGCTCGTTGACCGTTACCATCCCACCAGTTACCTGCTTTGGCCTTAGCCATGCGATCATCACCCAAGTCAGACAGAGAGATCATTGCAGATCTACGTACACCGCCGACAACCACGACTTCCCCGATCTTACAGAGAATGTCATGTGCCTCAATCGAGAATAACTTCCGACCCTGCGCTCCCTTGAACTTCTGTACGACATACTTGAAGAGATCGACCAATGGCTCAGGGCCACTTGCACGACCACCGAATGTTTTAAGGCGTGCTCCTTGCGGACGTACAGCAGCGACATCCCACTTAGGTACTTCACCAGCCCACAAGAGGGCAAGTACTTGTCGCAGTGCCTTAGCCCATCCTTCTTTGGAGTCTTTAACGTGAACCACAGTATTAGACTCATAAAGCTTCTCAGGAATCTCAGGTAACTTGCTGACATACTTTTGCTCCACAGAGAAACCTACACCTGTACCGCACAGGAGAATGTACATAGCTTCATCAAAGGACTTTACATCATCAATGGGCATGTACGAACAGTTATAACCAGCTACGTTCTGACGCTCCAGAGCCTCGCCTGAGGTCATGATTGAGCGCATGGAAGGCATCACATCCAAATTGACAATAGCTTGATACAGACGATCATGGGTTGTCGCATCGATCATGTAGTTATGGTTCTTGTGCAAATGAGTAGACATAAACTGCAAGTAACGGTTCACTGTTTCAGGCCAGTGTTCACGACGACCTTTATCGTCCAAGTATCGTGAATAGCGGGATTTTGCTATGTAAGTTTGGTAAGGGGTCATTGTTGTTTCGTTCATTATTGTTTAGTTTGCTCGTATTTAGAGATTAGAAAAAGAATGGAATTAATTGCTTGCATCAACTGAAGCTGATCGTGCAAAGTCATTCCTGTTAAAGGAGGGACAGGATTAGGCCACTTAGCCCTTGCAGCATCCCAAAAGGCTGTTACATCATCTTTCATGATTGCTTAGCCTCCTCCAGCTCAATTAGCTTCTCAAGGTAGTGAATAGCTTTATGGAGGTCAGCTACTCCACCTTTGTCACGCCAGCGGGACACGTATTTTACACAGTTTCCTTCAAAATAGCCAAGGTTATTTGCGTAAATATAGTCCCAAGGTTGAATTTCTTTATCCTTGTAATGCTTTCCACTTACTTGCTTCTCATTAGCTGAGGGAATAGTATCAGGAAGTATAGGTGAACCCATGTTGTATCCTGCCATATATTCCTCAATCTCTTTTAGTGTCGGTTTCATTATGTGAGTACTTTCGTTGTAAGTATTCAATGGATAGGAACATCTCATCAAAGTGTCCATCTTCCACCTCATTCATGATTAGCAAGCCTCTCCAGTGACGGTTACTCAGCTGATCCATGTAGTCTTCGTCATGAAGATAGTAACTGCCAGCAACAATAGCACAGATAGGCTGACCATCAGCGCGTTTGCCATAAGCAATTTGCTTACCTTGTTGATGCCCTGCAATACAAGACATGTGAAGCTTACTGATAATAGCAGCAGGTGAAGCAGCAGGACGCCCCATAGCACCGACAGGCCAGTAATGAGAGAAACCAACACCATTGATAAAAACCGGATGGAGGAACTCATGTACTTCCCAATCTTTCAAGTTAAGGTCATCGTAGGTTAACAAGCCTTCAAGCATTGGGTTGTTGTTTACAGCCCTCGTGAGCCTGTTTTCATGGTTACCCTTCAAGAACACCATACGAGGCTTGTAAACCCTCTGCTTAGCCTCTTTCTGAGCCTTCTGGAGGTTGTGTAGAGGGTTCAGTAGGGAGAGCATCCCTGTGTTCCCTGCTGCAACGTCAGCTAGGTAGCGCTTACCTTCAAAGTACTTGCTACCTGCTTTGTCGTGGCTTGAGAGACTAGGGAAGTCCCAGTGATCTCCCAAGTGAACAACTACATCAGGACGGTAGTCACAGATAGCCTTACCTGCCCATTCAAGGTGCTCAGTA